GCTTGAGCCTCAATTAGGGTGGCCTTAGGCGTTGAGCGTGACCGCGTTCAGAGCTGTGGTGTTGCCGAGTTCGCTCAGCAGCGTGGTGTCGATGAAGACGTTGAAGGTCAGGCGTTCGGCCGGCGGCGGCGGCATCACGTCGATGTCAAAAACCAGTTGTCCGGCGGCCACCTGGTTGGACGGGTTCTCGGCCGGGTTGTAGCTGGCGGAGCCGGCGACCAGCGCGCCGCGCCCGATGAGGCTGCGGATGAAGGCGTTGACGCTGGCCAGGATCGCCGAGATTAGCGCGTTGCTGATCGGCTGATCGATGAACTGGAGCATCGCGAGCTCCACCGATTCCTCGATCACGTCCATCGTGCGGCGCACGCTGATGAAGTTGTTGGGCGTGGTCGTGGTGGGATAGGCGGCCGAGCGGTTGCCCCAAACGCGCAGACCGGTGCCGAAGGCGTTGAAGACGGTCAGGATGCCTTGCGCGTTGAGATTGTTGACGTCACTCGCCGCGTCCAGCACTGAGGCGTAGAGCGTTACGTCGGGACCGAGCGGGCCGGTCATCTGAGTATTGGAGGGCGACCACCAGTACCCTTGCTGCAGGTCCTTGGCCGCGATCGTTCCAGCCACCCACTGCGAGTACGGCCCCACCGCGGTAACGTTGGCCGCGTTCTGCACCGGGGTTCCTGCGGAATTGATCGTGACGCCGGTCGGGATGAGGCCCAGGTCGAAGAATTTCTCCTGCGGATAGCAGAGCACGGCCCGGTCGGAGCTGGTGTCGAACACGTTGCCCGCGACGCCGCGGTTGGCGATCGCAGTCGCCGGAGAGATCGACGGCGGCGAGTCGATAAGCGCTATCGCGCGAATCGTAAACGCCGTGGAGACCAGCGCGCTGGCGGCGGCGGCATCCTGCGAGTAGCCGGGCGCGATCAGAATCTTCGGAAAGAATCCCATCGTGCCATAGGTCGTGCGCAGCGCCTGGATTCCCGTATACATGGTGCCGCTGACCGAGCCGACGACGTCGCTGTCTTGCATTTTGCTCGGGTCAGCGTAGCTGAAAGAGAGACTGAGCGCTTCGCCGGTGGTGATTGCGCCGCCTGCCTTCTGCGTCACGATTCCATTTATGGGATCGAGCGTATAGTCAGTCCCGTTTATATAGGTAGTCGAGCCGGCGCTGTTCTTGACTACCACATTCCAGACGCCCATATGTCCAAGGTTGAGTAGCTGCGGCCCCGACGCCGGCATCGCCATCGCCTGGGCCGTGATGGCGGTGTAGTGGAGATAGGGATTGAAGACGTCAACCACGATCACCTGGCCGGCGCCCTGGGCCTGGATGGCCGCGAGCGCGTAGGGAATCGTGTATCCTTGCATCAGCGGCCCATACGCGGCGGCCGAGCCGGCGATATTCGGGTTAGCGGTGAAATTGACCAGCGTCGGCGCCTGCAACAGGGTGCCGGCGATGGTGGCCAGCTTCCAGACCGCGGTGCCGTCGGCGGCGGTGGCGCTGAGCGTGGTTGCCCAGGTCGGTGCCGAGGTGCCGGTGGTGCCGGCGGTGGAGCACTGCTGGATGTTGCCGTTGGGATCGACCACTTGCTGGCCGGCCGCGACGACCCAGCTGGGCTGCCACATCGCCGGCGCGCCGACTGCCGCCCACAGCGGCGCGGAGCCGACCAGGCCGATCACTGCCGACTTGACGACCGTGATCGGGACCGGTCCGGTGGAGGTTTCGATCGTTTCAATTCCGTGTAGAAAGCTGGCTGGCATCTTCTTTCACCTTCTTTTAATGCCTGCGGGGGTTTGCCGCTCCGCTGCGTCTAGTTGGTCGGGGCCGTCGGAGATGAGGAACCGCCGGCGACCGCGGTGACGGTTTCGGAATAGGTATAGTCGACGTTGACCGTCGCGCCCGATGGGATCGCGCCGCCCGTGGCCCGGGTAATGATTCCATTGACCGCGTCCAGCGTGTAGTCAGTGCCGGCGAGATAGGGATTGCCGCCGCCAGCCGGAGTAATTACAAGGTTCGCGACATTACCCACTGGCAACTGGATCACGCCCTGCGAGTTGAACGTGTATGCGGCCTGCGTGGCGACTCTGGCGGTCTGCCCGCCCTCTTCCAGCGCGATGCCCTTGATGAAGAGCGGGAAGTTATCCTGCGTTGACGCTTCGAGCGCCATCGTCTCGAGCGCATAGAGCGCCGACCAGGTCCATACGGCACCTTGCGGGTCGCGGCCCAGGAACTGTTCCCGCAACGGGAACAGCTTGCGGCATCCGGGAAGCTGCAGGCCGGTCAGCGCGGCGCGGATCGCTTCGAGCAGCGCGTAGGCGCCCGGGTTCGGTCCCGACGGGTCGGCGCCGAAACTCCATCCGAGGTCGCGTACCAGCAGGATGATTTCGAATTCGAGGCGGCGCGCTTGCACCACCGCTGCCGTATCGATCAATGCTCCGTAGGTTGCGCCGCGCCAGGCCACCAAGGCCGCGCCGATGCGATGGGTGAGGCGGTAGGCGGCGGGCTTGTCAGGAAATTGCGCGATCTCGATCGCGGTTACCTGTGCGCGAAGCTGCGCCGCGATTGCAGACTCGAGGGTTGCGATATCGAGCGGCGTGGGCGGCGCGAAAGTCTGACCGACCCAGGGGCTGTCGAGCGTCACTCCCATCGTCAAAATCCCTTCAACGTGCCGCGGCTGAAAACGCGCGGCGGCACCGTGCCCGACCGATCGCCGCCCGCTACGACCGCGCCCGACGCCTCGGGCGGTTCCTGGTTATCCGGCGCAAGGCCCAGCGTAAGAGTGCCGTCGGCGACGCGCACCAGGACCGCCACCGCGTCTTCGTAACGCTTGCGCGCCTCGGCCAGATCGTGCAGCGGGCGCAGCGCCTGCAAACGGTACATCGCGACGTCGCAGGTCAGGCGAGCGAGCACGGCAGGCGGATCGCTGAGCGGGAGGGTAAAGCGGCTTTCCAGATAGCCGTCGATCTCGGCCGACGCGTCGGCGAGCGCCTGCTGCAGGACGATTTGATTGACGACGGTCTGAGTCGGATCCTCGTTGGTCAGCTGCACGAGATCGCGATTGGGGTAGCGTGCGATCATGTCGGAAGGCTGCGCGTATACCATGATAATTCCTTGTCGCTTGCCTCGTTCGCCTAAGCAGGCGGGCGGCCCGGAACGGAGCCTCGCGGCGTCCGTCCCGGGCTCGCATCGGGGGGAGAGGCTAGGCGAGGTACTCGCTGACGATCAGGTCGGCGCTGTTGCGCCAGATATTGGTGGTGGGCACGGAAGAACTGGCGCCGGCGCCGGCCATGAATTCCGAGTTGAGCAGCTGGCGGCCGACTTCCTCGAGCGACGGCGGCACGACCAGGTAGACGCCTTTGCGGCTGGAGAGCGCGCCGAACGGCATTCCGCCGTCGGTCTTGATCGCCCGCATCGCTGCGCGCGCCGCGCCATAGTTAGTCGGATTGCTGAGGTCGGTATTGCTCGCGTAACAGAGCTGCCACAGCCCGACGCCGGTGTTGGCGCGGCCGTCGACGCCGTAGCGGAACTCGCGCCGGTTGAAGACCGCCTCGTCGGTGAGCGTGTTCATCCGCGTGACTGCGTACTCGCGGCGCAGCTGGAAGATGAACGGCCGGATCGGACGCGAGGCGTCGACCAGGAACCAGTAGGCGCCGCTGCCGCTGGAGTTGATATTGGCGACCTGTGTCGGCGTATTCCCCATCAGGCCCACCGGATGAGAAGCCGAAAAGAAGGCCTGGCCGTCGTAACCGAGTACGGAGGACGGCGTGTTCACGGCCGCCTTGATGGTCGTGAAGAGCAGCATGTCGGGATGGACCTTGGTGTCCCAACCGAGCTGCTCGATCACCGGCTCGTAAACGCCGTAGGTGTCGTCTTCGACGTCGTTGCGGTCGATCCCGACGGTGTCTTCGAAGTTCTTGTTGACGATCGTGTAGGCGTGAGACTCGAGCGCCTGGACCACGCGGCTGCCGAGCCACTCGCGGAACTTGGTGGTGCGGCCGAGCCATGGGTAGGTCGTCTGCCGCGAGCCCGAGCGCACGATCGAGGCGATCTGCTCGTAGTAACTCGGCGGCGCTTCGAACCCGCGCTGAAAGATAACGTCGAAGCCGGTGAACAGTGCGGTGAGATTTGATGCGCTGATTTCCATCGTTGCTACCGTGTGAGCCCGCGGCGCGGCCGCGAGCGGCTGAAGGGTTGGTCGG